TATTGTGATACATGGGCCGCCTCAATTGTTGATGTGTTGTTTATACCACTATTTGATAATATTAATGCCATTTACTATTTTATTATATGTATGTTAGAAATTTGGGAGAGTACTATCTAGCCCAATTTGAGTTTCAAAGTTAAATACTACTTTGGTTTTATCTGAGAATTTATTTTGGGCTGATAATTCTTTATTTGTAGTATCAGGGATAATATATCCATATAAACGTAAAGAGAAATTAGTTTTTACTACTCTTTGTTCACCTTGTGGTAATTCAGTAGTATTAGCAAATGAATCAATTCTAGCTTGAAACTTAAATTGTTCTGGATTTCCCCAATATGAATCTGAAGCATAATTTATTGCTTCAACTATTTTATTCATCTGTTCAACATAATATGTTGAAACTATGCATTCATAAGTTAAAGTAACATAATCAGGCATAACCACAGCATAATATTGTTTTTGTGGTTTTCGGTTATTCAGAATATTGAATTTATCATAAGCATTTTTAGGGGAGTATGCTTTAGTAAATACTTTATAATTATTAGGATTATTAGCGTCAAGTTTATTGGCTATTGAACGATTTTTTTCTATATTAGTTCGTTTAAAGACAATTAAAGGCATCATAATTTTTCCTTTTTTATCTCTATAGAAACCATCTTTTTGAACTGCTTTCCATCTTTCAGGAGAACCATAAACTATAGGTACAGGAATTCTTGTACCATTTTGTATTACTGTAGGGCGAATAATATTTTCAAAGTAATAAATTATTGCCCCATCAATATCTTCTAGTCCAACACTAAATGGTTTTGTAGTATCACCTTTAAATGATAATTCCTCTGCTCTATTAGTTGGGTCTACAACATTAGGATTACCTTTAGTGGTATCATATGCTTGATGCTGAGATATGCTTATTTCCCGTTGTGTTTTGGGTGTTGGTGTTTTTCCTTTTTTAGCCATTGTATCTTTCTTTAGTAATACCTACACGATCAGCAGGTACTAAGTGGGTTGAACAAATGATAGAAACACTTGTACCAAAGTTTGCTAGGCCTGGATTTAATGGGTTGGATTCGTTTGGATAATCTGGATCTTTACCTACAAATAGCTGATTGTCTACTACATTATGAACTTCAAAATATAGTTCTTGATATAAGAAGATATCACCTACCTCCAATACTAAATTAGCATCCACTAGATCATCCCTAAAGAATCTAAAATTAACCTGACGATTATAATCAGGACCCATATCAGATTCATTATATGCTGGTTCTGGTCTTTCAATCAGACAGTTAACTAGGGTTGGACCTTCATAATACTTTTCTTCAGCGGCCTCTCCATATATATTAACATTTGTTTCCTCTAACCTAAATTTATAGACAGCACATTGTTGGGTAATAACATCCCCTAACAACTCACGGTTGATTTTTCTAAACATTGAAACGTCACGAGATGAGCCAAATATAGCCATATGGTTTTATTATACGTATGTATTACTTGCTTAGAGGGAATACTTTTTGAACCATTATAACATGTGACTGATTAGTTACATTATATCCGTATATAAAATTTAGATGTTGTTTAAGTTGAATACCTATATGGGGCATAACTGTAAAATCTCCTAAAGGAGATGCTCCAAATCCTCCCCCTAATATTAAACCAAAAGGTTGTTTATATTCAGTTTTAGTTACAGTATTAGTAATAGTAGTAAATACTGAGTCTGTTCTAAAGATATACTTAGGGAATTTTGGAGTATAATTTAGTTCTGTAGATAATAATTCTCCTTTAACTACAGCTGATAGAGTACCTTCTATAAGTGTATCCTTGTACTCTTGAGTGAAATAAGCTGTATCACAAGGTATATTAGATATGGGTTTTGATGTATCAATTTTTACATTTCCTCCTTTAGTTATTGTAGGTTTTCTTTCTAGAAGAACAGTGTCTATACGCGTTTTAGTTAGGATCACGGTATCTGTTGTGACTGTACAGGGGTCTGCTGGATTACACCCTTTAAACGTGGAACCTATAAATATTCCTAATATGATCGCTAATACAAGAGATATAGTTATATGAGAATTTTTCATTTAATCATTATAATTTTTATAAATTTCTAGGATTGGAGGAACAATAGGATGTCTATGATTTTGTTTTAATGTAAATATTTTAAAACCTTTAACATTTGCCTCTACTGTGTTTAAAAATCCAAAACCAGATTCTTTTTTACTTTTTAAGTCAATTTGGGATACGTCTCCACATATTACCATTTTAGAGTTCATACCTAAACGACCAATGACCATTTCCATTTGAGTGTGGGTCACGTTTTGTGCTTCATCAACAATGACAAAAGTATCAACTAATGTTCTTCCCCTCATAAAAGCAAAAGGTAAGATTTCGATAACACCTTCTTCTAATAATTTATTTATTTTTTCTTTATTATATAACATATAAAGATTTGCGTAAATTGGTGCTAACCAAGGATCTAATTTGTCTTTCATGTTTCCTGGTAGGAAACCTATTTCTTCTTTAGCTACTGTAGGTCTTGTGATAACAATTTTCTCGATATCTCTTTTAAATAACATATCTAAAGCTACCTGACATGCAACTAAAGTTTTTCCTGAACCCGCTTGACCTCTTAATACTGTTATAGGATTATCTATAATAATGTCTTTGGCTTGTTTTTGTTCTTCGTTAAGTTGAATATTAAACTTGATTGGACCTTTTGGTTTTCTCTTTGGGGGTTGATTGTCTGTAACTTCCATTGTTTTATTATATATATGGTATTAAATAAAATAGAAAAAAAAGAGCCACTTTTGGTGGCTCTTCTTCTTGTTGGTTTTGTATCTATTAGATAGTGTTCAATCCACTAACATAGATTTTTCCGTAAAATTCCGGACGAACCATTTTCTTCGCGTATCTAGTCAATAGACCTTTTCTTGGTACGAAAGTATCTGGGTCGTATACCAATGGAGTCATGATCAATGGGATGTATGGGGCAAATACAGCACCTGCTTCTAGGAACTGACCACCTCTGTAACCCATTAAGATCACATTCTCGTTCATATATGGGTTTTTGTAAACGTCATAGCGGTTGTTTAACTGACCAGCTTTCTGAATACCAAACGCATATTTAGCTTTAGCAGCATCACCGTCTGAAGTAGAAGCAAATCCTGGGATTGATTCTAAAACAGTAGCTACACTTGGAGACAAGATCATGAAGTTAGCACCTCCACGTAGAGTTTTCTGGTGGATCAAGTTGCTTAATTTCTGCATTTTAGTTCCTAAAGTTTGGAACCATTGACCTTGTGAGTTCAAGAAACCTAAGTTGGTGTTGGTGAAACCACTAGCACCTAAAGCTTTGTTGTTTTCAGCAGTCCAGTATTCAGTACCAGCAGCAGCTGAGTCAATCAACATATCTAGGATCTCTAAGTCAATTTCAAGAGCAATATACTCACTCATGATAGAGGTAAGTTCTGCTTCTGCATCTAGAGCATGGTAAGCGTTCAAGTCTTGAGCGAACTCAGGAGTCCAAACAGCTTTCAGTTTTCTAGTTTTAGCTACGATAGCATCTGATTTCAACTTAACGTTGATTTCTGGGATGTTGATAGTAGTGTTATTTGAGTTAAGATCAGTATTACCTTGTTCAAAGTCACCTCTCTTGTTATCTACTGGTTGTAGAGTAAAGAATACAGTTGCAACGTTTAGTGCTGAACCTGAACCTAAACCATTAGGAGCTATAAATGCTAAGTTACCACCACTAATTTTAGTGAATTGAGGTAAAATATCAGCTGGAGTAATAGTTGCATTACCTGAACCTGAGATATAGAAACCACGGATAGCTTCAGTATCATAATAGGCACCTAAAGAAGAGGTAGGAATAGTATACACTGAGTAGTTAGCAAATGAAGCTGAGTAAGCTCCGTCAGCATTGAAATCAGTGAACCAGTTAGCTGAAGAGGTAGTGTTGATAGCAGTAACTGAAGAGGTGTTGTTGATTGAGTAACCAAAACGACCTGCTCCATATAAACCACCAGTGTTAGTGTTACCAAATGGAGTGTTTCCACCTTGGTCACCATACATTGAATCACCGATGTTGAATGGAGTTTTGTTAGCACCACCTGCACCACCATACTGGAAGTCAAGGTAGAATACTAGACCAGAAGGTAAATTCATAGGTTGTACGGAAACAAATTCTTTAGAAGAAATTTGACCGAACACCTTTCTTACCAATGGAAGAGCAATTCCAGCCCATTGTTCACCAGTACCAGCGGTAAAGGTTGCAGTACCACCAGTTTGTGAGGTTTCATTTAGAAGCTGTTTTGCTTGGTTTTCAAGGATCATTGCCATGTTGTTTTTGTCAGCTTCTGAGGCAAGTCCTTCAAGTAGACCAGTTTTGGCCCACTTACGTGCTAGTCTTTCAGCGTCATTTTGAATGACTTTGTAAGAATTAGCACTCTCTAGTAGGGATTGTAATTGTGACATACTGTTGAGTTTTGTTTGTTTAAAAATTAAAATTAAATTCCGGCGATTTTCTTAAATCTAGCTACCATTGCAGGATCTAAAATAGGATTAGATTGAGATACTTTAGGAGCAACACCAGCTGATTTAGAAGCAAAGTTTAGATTTTCTTTGATTGGAGCTTTTTTAGGCTTCAAATTCTCAGATAATGATTCGTAAACTAGTTTTACTTCTTTTACATTGGTAGCTTTGTCCATAGAACTCAATACTTTTACTTTTTGAGATTCAGTCAACGCGCTAGCTTTGAAAATCTTGTTTGTATAAAGCAACTTAGCATTTAGAAGATTAATTTCGTTAATGTCCTGAGTAAGTTTCTGGATAGTAGCGTATGCTTCTTCTAGTTCTTCTTTCATTTCATCTTTTTCTTCTTCCATGTCTTTTTTAGCTTCTGTTTTCATGTCTTTCTCATGATAAGCTTCAGCCATGAGTTCGTCAAGGTCAACTTCTTCGTCTTCCATTTCTTCACTCTCGTCTTCCATGCTCTCACCAGCTTCTAATTCACCAGCTTGAACCATGTCTGTGATAACTCCTTCGATGAATTTTTTCAAGTCTTCATCAGTCATGTTTTCCAAATCTAAAGTTTCAGCTTCCATATCTTCATCAGACATTTCTTCTTCTTCAGATTCTTCTTCATCACCTTCAGCCTCGTTTAAGCTTTCTTCAGTTGATTCTTCCTCATCTAAACCTTCAAGTTCAGCTAGGAGTTCATCTAAATTAAGCTCTTCTTCATCAATTTCTACTTCGTCAAGGTCTTTAGAGTCCATTTCTTCCTCCATGTTTTCCATGTCATAAGTCTCTTCCATGTTTTCCATGTCGTAAGCTTCCTCCATATTGTCTTCATCTTCCATTTCCTGGATTTTGGCGGCAAACATAGATTTAAGCTGAGGAGTGAAAGCTTCTTCTAAAGCGGCCTTGGCGTTTGCAATAGCAGTTTCTTTAACCGCCTTTGCATCAGCAATAGCTTCTTTTAGTAGTTTTCTGTCCATAATTAAATTGTTTTTGGAAATACGTTTATTGGGAAACGTAATAAAATTATTACTTATTAAATGCTATATAATGGATAGCATATTGGTCTAGGATATGTATGTATGGAGAAATTCAAAGTCAAAAAAAGTGCACTCTCTTAAAAAGAAGGTGCACTTTCCTTAAAAAAATATGTTGGTTTAGAAAAGAGGGCAATTTCCTTTGGAACAAAGGATTTCTTTTATAATGTTATTAATACGATTATTGGATGTGTTTTTAATAGTAGATTCATTTAGTGATTCCTTGATGGGGTACATCCAGGAGCCGGGGTTTGAAGGGGTAGATACGAAATCAAAGCACAGCAGGTCAAAATCATCTTGTACTTCTTGAAGTTCTCCCATAGATTGTAGACTACCCATTCCTCGAGATGATACTCCAACTTTGATCCCACTGCTGATTAATGCTTTTAATATATTGCCTGAAGGAGTAGGTAGTATCTCTATTTTACCTATAATATTGTCTCCATC